CTTGTACGCATGAACGGGGAAAAAATGCCCCTCCCAAATCTGAATTAGAATGTGAGTGACTCACAATTCTGACACGCTAACCAATTACAATCCGCTCGCATACTCCATTCATGGTATGCGACTTCATGCACTCATCACATACAATAGATGAAGTCAATGTCTCACACATACAAGCACATACACATCCAGCACCTACTGTATCAATAGCAAGGGGGGGGGCTAAAATACCTCTCCCGCTACAGTGGGGGCAGGTATGCCACCTACTACCCCGCCTTCTACTACCCTTGCCATTGCAGTAGCTACATACATCTACATTGCCGAACCTAATCGCCATCATGCAAACCTACTCCGCCGTGGTTGAATTACCTTTCGGGTACTGTTGTACTTCCTGCGATTGCATACCATATGGGCAGCCTGCAAATTCCACTCGTCATGCGTACCGCCCTTGGAGCGAGGCCAGATATGGTCAACGCTATTCGCCCCCGTTCTCCCACATAGACGACATAGATAATTGTCTCTCGCTAGTATCCGATTTCGTAGCTTCACCCAACCTACGGGTAGTTTCGTATTCCGCCTCATCCGCATAGGTTTTTACAATGACCTCCGTTCGCGTGCTGTATACTTTCCCCGCATACAGGGATACAACCTGCGCATCATCATTATAACAAACCTTGTCTAGCGCATCCAATAAGGCTCGAACCAATTTGTCTAGGTCCGGTGCAACAGTAGGGTATTTCGACTTGCGTATTGGACGCACCATACCGAACACAACAACAACCTGAACCGCACCCTCCAATACCTCTGCGCCAGCTTCAATTGCCGCTAAACGAATAGAGGCGCGCCACTGTGCTAGTGCCGCGCCTTGAACATGATGAACCCTCGCAACCTTATCCTTCGTGTTGTAACTCGCTACCATGCTCCCTTGCGGTACGGGCCGACCATAGACGGTAAACTGGATACGATGCATTTCCGCCCCAAAAGTAAATAGCGGCGCATGGTGTGATGAGTCACCATGCGCCGCTATCGTGTCAGTAGGCTACCTTACTTCGCCGCCTTCTTCTGAACAAAGGGCAGCACATTGTCAATGCGCGAGTACCCTGCTTCGTTGATGACGATGACCAACTGACACGGCTGCTCAACTAGCGAGAGGAAATCAACCTGCTCGCCAACCTTTGCAACAATGCCCAACCCTGCAAGGTACTTTGCCGCTTTCGTGCGCGGAGTGATGCGCGGCGATGTTGTGGCAGTCACTTCCACATTGTTGTTGCCATCATGCGCAAGAAACCGCCAGAGCCAAAACGTACCGTTGTCGTTAGTCTGAACCTCGATCCCCGCGAATTGCGCAGGGTAGATGCCAGCCGGCAGAACCGGGACAACATCCTCAACCGTTGCAACGAAATTCTCTGTCATTGTGAGTGACTCACACTTTCGTTACTGTGACTGTACCGACAGTCAATGGCTCATCCGCAGCCGGGCGGATACCAGTTAGAACATAGGTATCGAAGAACGATTGCACAGTCTCTAGCAATACCCTCTCTTTCTCTAGGTCGCGCACTACGGGAATAGTATAAAGCGTTGCCCCTACCAATGCAGCGACGATGCAAACGTCCCGATCGGTACAAGCCAACTGTGCGCGCGCTTGATACTCATAGTGAGGATGGAGCGTATCTTCGTTCCATCCATACATGATGCCAGAGAGCTTGACCTCCATAAGCATTGGCTTCTGAATAACGTAATAATCCGGTGTAGCGCACAGATTGACCTTCCTATGTTCAATCGTGCGATATGCTGCGCGGACCCGTATACCCATTCGCCGCGCTGCGAATTTGGCGATATATGGCTCCATAAAGGAACCCAACGCCATAGCATCGGATTGATCTGTGCGTACCTCTACGATGTTCGAGGTAAGGCGGTCGAATATCCGCTGCCTACTGGTATACGGATGATGACCCAACAATGCGTAGCACTCTGACGCAGAAACATTGCGCGCTCGAATAACGTCGTTGGCTTGCGTGAGTGCTGGCATCTATGTATTCTCCGCAATTCGTGTCATGCTCACATTGTCAATGCTCACCATTGCGGGGGATTGAACATTGACGCGAACCTGCAATGTGTCGCCTTCCTCGAATGCGTCAATACCAGCGAAGCTCAATGGCACGCCAGTACCGCCAGCACCAACGCAACCGTCGCCAGCGAACACAAGACCATTGCGATAAAGATAGGCGCGTCCCCACTCATTATCTGCCAAACCCTTGAAATTGAGGTACGCAGCAACAACATAAACGCCGCGCCTTCCTTCGCTTACGGTAAGGCTGCCATCCTCCGGGTTATAGAATAGGCGCGCATCATGCTCAACGCCATTGAAGGGGATGATGTACGTTGATCCCGGTTGAATTTCCGTGACAACACTCCACGCGCGCAGAATACCAACGCCAATACGATTGATGGCGTTGGTAACGTCAATCCCCCAACCTGCATCTACAATGCCACCCGGCTCTGGCTTATCAATCATGCGACCGGGCCACTAACTAGCATGGTGACAAAATGCCCATTGCAAACACCGACCCATGCGCGATATGCATGACGGTAACGCATGTAGTGTCTCATAGCAATTCCTCATCTGGCACTATGGCGAGCTCGATCCTGCGGAGGCACACATAGCACGTCACCGCTTTGGTATCTGACGTGCAAACGTGAATTTCGCAGCAGTTGACGTTATTCCCGCAGAGAGTCAAATCCTCATCATACTGGTAATGAACCTTGTAATCCTGCAAGCTCATAGCGCCTTGACTCGCGTAAACATCCCAATCGACACAGACCTGACGCTATGGCGTTTGGCGGCATTGACAAGCCAGCGGCCTAGATGCTTGTCGCAGAAATGAATAGGCGGCCATTCTTCACCAAGAACGACCGCCGTGGCACGATTGACGCATTGCGATTTCGTAGACATCCATTCGCAAATTTGCACAGTCTCTACCTCATCACAGTAGAAAATGTGAGTGGCTCACATTTCTGCGAGCCACTCGTTAGGAACCTAATTCTGACGCAGCGGGCTAACCCCATCCGTAGCGGAGGCAGCGAGCTTCGCAGCTTCCGCCTCTGCCTTCTCCGCAGCTTTCGCCGCATCCGCCTCTGCCTTCTCATCTGCGATGCGCTGCGCCTCATCATCAATGACGGTTTGCAACTGCGCGAACACGCCATTCATTACGGACACAAGCTCATCGTAGATTGCATCGAGCGCATCGCGCCCTGCGCCAAACTCGATATTCTGCAATCGACCGTTGAAGGCATCCATCGCAGTCTCAAACTGCTTCGTTGTAACCTGCGCAGCTTTCGACGCAGTGACCTCTGGCGCGGTGCGTGCGCGTTCCTTCGGCATATCTGCCTCTGTCAGATCGCCGCTTTCGAGCAGCGCCGCCCGCTGCTGCTTGATGATTTGGAGGGCGCGAGTGCGATCAAGGTCCCAACCAAATTCCTCAAACAGATACTTCTCGAAGCTCTTGTACTTGCGCTTCCCCTCTGCATCAAGATGCAGCTTCCACAGATTTTTGGTGTGGATGATGGTTAGCGCGTTGTAAACCTCCGTCGCCTTCTGCTGCGCAACCTTCCAACCCTTCTTGATGATGCGCTCATTGTCGCGCAATTCATCCGTTGGGGTAATGACTTCGCCAGCGACCGCCTCATCGGTGCGATCGTCAACGGGCGGGGTGAAGGGAACAATTGCCTCTTTGGTAGCCACAGTCTCGAAACCTCTTTCAACTACGAGACTCGCCAGCATCATGCAAGCACAGTCTCTATGTACATAGTACCGCTATTGGGTACCGATTGCAAATGTGAGTGACTCACAAAACCATAGGCTAGATGCTCCTAAAATTGGGGATGCGATTGTTGACCCAATCGACATTCCACATTGACCCATCGGGCTTGATGCTATAGCCAGCAGCAGCGAGAAATAGATCGCGCTTGAAACTCACATACTGCGAGCCAAGGTGATTGGCCATTGCAAGAACAACCTTCTCCCACTGCAAAAGACGCGAGTGAAAATCGTCGCTACCGATATCGACGTTGCCAGCATCCAATGGATGCGCACGGCGCAAAGCGTATGCGACGTTGAAGAAATCGTTACGAGTCATTGCGCACAGTCTCCATAGCCTTCTGCTGCAATTCAGCAGCAACCATATCTCGCCAATCCTGAACCTCTGCCTTGCGCACCCTATGAATATAGGTTGCCTCTGCGCCGCACATTGAGCAGGTTCCGTCAATGAACGTCATAGGCTCGTATGAGTCCGGGCGGAGAATGTGCCAGCAGTCTCCGCAAACGCGAGTCTCGTTATTCGTCCTAGCCACTTGCACAGTCTCCATATCGCTTGATCTGACACTGCATACGATATGTGAGTGACTCACACTTCCCTATGGGCCAAAGGTCCCGATTTCGCTAGTACGTTTGCACTAGAACATGCGGAAGCAGACCGCTATTTGCGGTCTGCCAGTTGGGACGTGTCCGTTTATCAATAAGCGACTCCCAACCTCATCTATTTGGCTAAAGTTGCGAGACACACCGGGTAGCTAGCTTGCCATGAATGCTTCGCCATTTCGCGGACTTCTTCATATCGCTCGCGCCAGCGATTGAACCGCGCTTGCCATACCCTATGACGCAGCAACTTCCATCTAGCAGCAGCCATCATATTTGGCGGTACATTCTTGAATTCCGGTGCATCCTCACTAGGCTTTGGGCTAGGCCAAATATAAACACAACCGCCGCGACCGCGAACAGCACAAACATCAATCGCGCGCCACCAATCCAGCTTACGCAGAAAGCGAGAAACAGAGGAACGCGACAATCCAACGCTGGCAGCCAATTGCGCAAGAGTAACACGCAAGGCTTTCCCCGGACGCAACCTCTCCATTGCAACAGAGATTTTCCGCCAAAGGTAATATTGCTTTTCGGTACCTAGCTCAATCCCTCGACCGGGAAACCTCAATGGCAAAAAGCGAATGCTAGGATGGCGCGGACGATACGCTATCGTATGCGCAGCATCCCCGCCCCAAACATAGCCCTTGACATAATCTACTGCTTCCTCAACCTCAACGGTAGTTACTGAATAACGCTGTGCTAGCTTCTCCCGCTGCGCCTTCATCGTTGCGGAAAATGAATAACACACATCACCCACGTAATCGCAGGAATTCGCATATCCCCCTCCGCAACCACAACCGCGCCCAAAACTCTACTACATCGAGTGCAATACCAAATACGAGGATGCAATCGAACAGTCCCTTCCGCACAGTCTCAATATGTGAGTGACTCACACTTCTAGCGAGGAATTGGCGCTCCGGTAGGTGAACCCGGAAGGGCAACAGGAAATGCCTCTACGGTAGTAAATACAATCGACGATGCAACAACATCATTGACTGCAAGCGCATAAATACCCGGACGCGCAATTAGACCCGCACTATTTATAGCAAAAGCAAAATGCTTCAAGGCAAAGCCAGTATCAACCAATGACGCCCAAACCGTAACTGGCAACGACGGACGATAACCCAACGGCAACGTCAATACAGAGTCCACAGTATTAGCAACTGCAACCGCCAGATTATCAATCAATAGCTGAACCACACTACCAACGCGACGAATGCGTATTCCACCTGCTGCCGATGCGCGAGGCTTCCAACCCGCGCCCAAAGCATCACCCGTAATAACGCCACCGGCAGTCCACGTTGACAAATGGCGCCAGCCAGAGTCAGCGTATATCAATCGCCACTGCGTACCATCGCTGGCATGAACAGTCTTTGTATCTGTCACCCAATACGCTTTGCCAGTATTGGATGCAGCCGCCGGCAAATTGGCGAAAGAGGCTACTGTTGGATACGCTGCGCCAACTGGACCCGTTGGACCAATTGGACCCTCTGGACCTTGAATGCCGGGCGGACCCTGAATACCCTGCGGACCCTGAATGCCCTGCTCGCCTTGCGGACCAATTGGACCCGGTACGGTTGAGTCTGCGCCAGTCTCGCCAATTGGACCCTGCGGACCTACTGGACCCGGAGGCCCGCTAATATCTGCAATGTCAACGTATACTGTCATGGTATAACACCAAACAATGTCCCCGGAAGCACAGAGGGCCAGTTATCGTATGTCATCCACGAAAAGCCAGTTTGCCCAAAGTATCCATCAACAGCAGTACCAATATAGCGCCCGATTGATCCAGTAGATGAAACACTCAATGGGCCAATTTGGATAGACGGCGAAAACCAGTTAGCCCAATACGCAGTCTGAATATTTGGGCGGAAACCCGCTGGCGCAACATACACCGGGTCAACGGTATTCAATACCGCGCACGCCAAATTATTTACGTAGAAATTGACAACATTGCCAGATCGACGAATTAGGAAATTACCAGCACTTCCAGCTTTTGGCTTCCAACCTGCCGCAAGTGGATCGCCAGTAATAACGCCGGCTGCATCCCATGATGTAATCAAACGCCAGCCAGTGTCACCAAATGCCAAACGCCACTTCGTACCATCACTAACGTAAATTGTTTTGGTATCGGTAACGTAATACGCTTTGCCAGTATTGGACGCAAACGCAGGGAGATTAGCGAAAGAGGCTACAGCAGTGTATGGGGTTCCGCCAGCAACGCCAGTTAGCCCAATTGGACCCTCTGGACCAATCGGACCAATCGGACCCTGAATACCCTGTTCGCCTTGAATACCCTGCGGACCCTGCGCACCGGGCGGACCCTGCGCAACAATTACATCAACGTAGACCGGGCCATCAATAATGTCGATCATTGCACAATGTCACCCTTGATGGCAACTGCACCAGCAAGCAACGTATAGATGTTGCCGCCAGCGAATTGCAACTGCAAATCCCAATTGGCAGCGCCAACAGCTAGAGTCCAGTCAGCGGCAGCCAACTTGACGTTGATAAGGTTGGGAAGCTCAACAACAACGTCAAGCTCCATCACAGTCTCACCTTGACGAATTGCGCCACTGGCGGAAGCGCCCGTCAAGTCAATTGGAATTAGATGCAGCGAGTCTTGCCACATACGGACTACCAGCGAATAGTCATCGCCGCGATACAAGCTCAACGGGAGGATCGCCGGGTGACGGTTCATTGTGAGTCACTCACAAATGAAAAAATGGAGCCGCGCGAGACTGTGCGATCGAGCGTCGGCTCCGAATACAAGTATAGCATTTCCCCTCCCGCTAGTCAATTTAGGCCCAAACAGATGAATTCCAAACAGCCTCATTCCATAGCGATACCGACGCTATCAATTTGACGGTAGTTGAATGATTGCCGTCGCCCCACATTGAACGTCGCACATCGCTCCATCGCGCCCATGCTCCATCTGCATCCTGCGGCCACAATGGATCGAAGAACCCTACTAATTCCTCATCCTCTCGCCATTTGTATAAACAGACTGCGTGCCCAAAATCCCCGTTCTGGACTTTGAGATAATCCGGTAGCTCATCGTATTGCAACGCGATTGTGCAAGCATAGCCCGCGCGGAGTCTGTCCGGTACTTCATCAACTGCAATTGCCGATAGCGTAACTCCGATGGCTTCCTTCGCACCATCGCGCAACTCCGTAGCGTTATTGCCGTTGTTATGCGGCCTGCCGCCGGCGCTGCGAATAGCGTGCGCCTCTTGATGCATTTTGTCAGTCAGACTGCTTTTGACAGTCAACGCCGCCATATGTGCGCTGCAATATCCGCAGCACACATATGGCGTTTCCGTAGTCTCCGAAACTACCCGAAGCGAGCTACCAACCTTGCCATACTTATACGCTGGCGATCCGAACGTATCGCCATAAGCAATTTCCGTAGTCCGCTCGCGCAGCCGCCACCATAGACGCAATAGCGCGCGGGGTATCCATTCGTTCACTCTACTAGCAACGACGCAACAACGAATGCATACCCCAACGGAACCCAATCCACATCGACGCGGCCACGATTGAATGCTGCAAACACAAACGCAAACACCGCCAGTACCAACAGTATCGTTCGTATCGTCATTGTGAGTCACTCACATTAGTAGGTCCCTGAATTCTACTTGATCGTTGATAACGACCCAACCTACAAGCTCGACAGACCATCCCTCCGCAGAGACGCTAATCTGTCCGCCAATGCAGCGAGCAAACAAATTGATCGGAGGGTCCGGTGCATCAAACTGCATCGTCATCAAATCCATAGCCTTTACCGCAATTAGCTGCTTCAACTCTGCGGATGATGTAGGCCAAATTTGCAACGGCATTGCTTCTAGCGACGGTTGCGAGCGATCTGCGATTACGAGGTTTAGCCACTCATCCTCGCTCGCAGGGTTCCATGCGTTTGCGGGCCAACTTCGCGCCATACGAAAAGATTTGATGCCCCACTCATCAACGGACTTACGATCCTGCTTGTAGTTAGTCTGCCCTAGATTTTCAATCAAGTTGAGAACGCCAGAGGCGGTAATGACTCCGGTGAAGTCCAGCGCAAGCGGACCCTTCAACCCCAATCTAATCCCCGGCAACGACGGTTCGCGTTTGTTTGCAAACCTCAATACGTTGGCTCTGTCGATCCAGATGTAATACAGTTGGGACTCTACCATTTCGGTAAAGTGATCCCAAATCGCCGGACCCGGCGAACCAATCACAAATGGCGTTTCTTTTGGCGTTATGTAAACTGGACCATGCATAGACTCAACAGTAATCGGATGCTGAAATTCATCCACGGCAGCAGACGCATTCACCTGCGTCAACAACGCAGTGGCAAAGCTATGCGCATTCTGATAGCCCGTCCAACTAGGCAGCGTCCCTAGAACGTCGTTGGGAAACTGAATATTAGACAGCCAGCTAACCCAATCGTTTGCACGAATGCGCCCCGTCTGCGAGACAATTTGATGCTCGATTGTATCAACGCGCGCATACGAAACTACCGTTCGCGTTGCCCCATCATCATACGAAAGCCTAATCCACAGACCCGGTTTTAGCATTGCGAAATACGGACCTTGATTGTTGGTCGGATCCAACAATCTGTCTGGATCGTAAACCTCGCACTCTAGCAATCCGGGTTTCGCTTGCGTCAGCAATCCATCTGACTGCAAGCTACCCCACACAGTCCGGGCAGAAATGATCTGGCACGTTACCTCAATCCAAATATCGTATGCGCCCCTGCTGATTTCAACAATCGCGCCACCCGTCAATCGCTCCAAACCCTGACGCAATATGCCAGAGGCGGAAGCGAAATAATGCTCTGTGACTGTAGCTGGCGACAGAGCTACGTTGTATAGCGCAACCTCATCAACAACGCCATCTAGGTATGCAGCAGGGTCGCCAACATCCGCACCAATGCGGCAATCCAAATTCGCATCCGTAAACGAAAGGCTGGCGGTTCGAGTAGAAACGCTATCCCTGACTCCATCAATGTAAATGGAGAATGAAACGCCATCCAGCATCCAAATGAAATGGTGCCAAACGTCATCCCTGACAACGCGCAACCCCGGACCCGTATCGTTCAACGTCCCCGCATCGTCTCGATACCTACCGCGCAGCCTACCCGATGTAGTCTCTATCTTTAGAATATCGTTGCCACCCGGCGCACGTTCGGAATAGATGGTTTGATCGCCGCCAGAAACAACCCCACGAAACCAACCCTCAATTGCCCAATGAGACAACCCCGCTACAATCTTCCCCGCTTTGAGTTTCGCATACTGCGACGATGCGCGAACAAACGATGCAGCGGTATTGCTGTCATCAACTGCGCCGGGAATACCTAGAAACGGGTTGTTGAAATACAACCCATTCTGCGCGCCCTTTTCATCAACGGCATTAGCAGCGCCGGGAGCCTCACCCAATCGCCAGTAATGCAACAACCCCGGAGTCGCTAAAATTACATCGCGGTAGCTCATCAAATACCCGCAATCGGAATACCAGTCCGGCGACTGTGTGTACGCAAAGCAGTCAGCACAGACCGCTCGATTGCAATAGGATCGCCGGTGATGTTGATTGTAATTCCACCGCCACCGCCACCGCTTCTACTGCTTCCCCCGCTCCTACTCATACCTTCGGCGGACTCACCGCCACCTGCTGAAAACGGGTTCAAGTCAACGCTGCCAATGAAATTGACGGCATCTTGAACCCTGCGCACCATATCGCCAATGAAACCCATAACGCGAGAAATCACGTCGATCAACGCTTCGAGAACGCCGATGAAGATTTTGAGCGCACCAACCACAATCTGAATAGCTGGCTTCAATAGTGGCAAAACAGCCTTGATTAGCTGTCCCAACATTTTGACAATGGGCAGCAGCATCGGGAGGATTTCATCCATAATCGGGAGAAAAACCTCACCGATCGTTTCCGACAATTCCCCGAACGCATCCGATGACTGCTTCCCCATTCCCTCCGCAGACTTCGCATAAGTATCTGCGGCGCCCGCTGCTAGCTTATTCGCTTCGGCAACTTGATCCATAGCGGATTTGGATTTATCCAAACCCGGAACCAATTTGCCTAGCGCGCCAGTCTCACCTTGATGCGCTTTCGCTAGCGCCTTACTCGCAGTCTCCAAATCAACGCCAGCGAACCTCGCCAAATTCATTGCATCCGTCAGCAACGTATTGGCTTGATCTGCATTCTTAGTTGCGGTGATTAGCGACTGCAAACCCTCGCGGACTTCGCTATCGCTAAATGCCTTACTCGCGCCAGCTTCAATTGCAGCGTCAATCGCTGCATTGTAATCACTGGTAACGCCAGTGGCATTCTTGTAAATTTGGTTGAGCTTTTCCTGCTCATCTCGATCGGTAGCAGCAGCTTTCGTCATTCCTACAAGTGCATCCGCCACTGCAATTCCAGCAGCAGCGGCAGGATGCATTTGTGCCACAGTCAATTTCAGCGACTCACCTAGAGAACCGGCGCCTCCGGCAGCAGCCTGAAAAGCGCCCATCAACCCCGTAACGTCAGCGCCAATTTTGACCTGCAAACCAACTGGCATTATCGCGCCTTCATTAGCTTTGCGCGTTCCTTGAATTGCCTACCCAATGCAGCAATCTGCGAAAAGGTTAGCTCACTCACTACATCCGGGGTCCAGCCAGTAGCGAGCGCAATCTTCATTACGAAATCGTCTCTGCTTCTAAAGGGGATTGTGAGTCACTCACATTTCCCTCCGTAATAACCCGCCCGTCCAAAACATCCTCAAACGTCAAATCGGGCTCATCCCTACGAGCAATGACCCATGCGAACCCTGCAACTGCGCGAACCCTATCCGATGGCGAACCGGACCTACCCTCTAGCACTTCGCCCATATCCAGCGGGTCCAAATTCGTTGCATCTGCAATGTCAATTAGATCGCGCAAACGCAATAGCGTAGGGTCAAAAGCCTGCGATGAAACCCTGAAAACGCGAATTTCGTCGTTATCCACTGGTAGCCTCAATCCCAACGGATGTTGCCTCACTCGCAATCCATTGCGAGTAGATGGCATCAATTTGATCGGCAGATGACTCAAATGCTTGCTTCACCATAAATTGCGGAGCCATCCCCAACGAGGGGACACCCTGATCTACATACCCCGCATATGGCGCATCGTTTATAACATACCGATCGGAAACGCCAAAAGAACCCGCTAGCAGTCCCGTGCGTATTGGAGCATAACCTCCCGCCTTGCTAGCAACAACGCCAGCAACCTTTGACGCAGCCTCAACATCGTTAGCAATTCGAGTGGCGAGTTTATTGAATGCAGCTTTAGTCTCTGCTTCCCCCGTAACCTCGCCAGTAACTTTCACGCCACTGCAAGGGTAGGCTTTGCAAGGAACGGAAGCTCGACAGACAATTCCGCATAGGTGCCAATTTCCCCGCCATAGTCACCCGGAATTGCCGTAACTTGACCCGTCATTGCCGGCGTTGAAGCAGTCTTCGTAGCTGTCTCGCCATAGACGTTTAGAACAACGTCTAGCACCTTGCCTTCATTTGCCCACAGATACGCAGCTAGACCCTCCGACCCAACCGTTGTATCCCAATCCTGAATACCAGTCAGGACCAACGCATATTCCGGGGTTCCAGCCGATGAGAACGAACCGTTAGCACAAAGAGTCTTTACGCTAACAGTCTCACCCGGTGTTACTTGCACGCGAGCTTCGCTAACATGACATTGAAATTCACCTAGCGTACCCGCGCCCTGCTTGAACGTCAGCAGGACATTGCGCATGAAAATAGGAACCGCCGGAATAGCAGCCATTTACAATGTCCCCTTCAACTCTGCGCGGAAAGCCAAATATGGCAACCCTGCCAGTGTAAGTATCCCCGGTGCGCCAATTACGGGCGAACCCCAACCATTAGGTAATGCCCTGCAAGCAGCCATTATCAATTGAGCTAGGGCATCAATTTCGCTGATTGAAACCTCATTGGACGCAGAGACAATACACACAATCACCCAATTGACTTCCACGCTACCGTAAGCCAATTGGCTAGGGGTCAACCATGAATTGCCGGGAGCAACGAATACCGAAGGGGGCGAGGCTGCCCCTTGCGGTAAGACTCGAATGCTCCCGGCAGCAAGTACAGTTTCGAGAACCTGCCTGCTCTCTGCAACTGTACTCATCCAATCAACTGCGCAACATTACGATAGCGATTTAGAATTGGCTTGATCGGGTCCAACCAATCCCCCGCTAATCGAATTGCGCCGCCTTGCTCATCATTCCACTGCGCCTCACCAAATGGTGCCTCACGATACTTCCACGCATAACCAAATGCGCGAAGCGCAGCGGACTCAATTTCGAGCGATGGGGGAACAATTGTGTCATCCCCCAAATACGCATCAATGCCGCTGCTAATCGCATCGGCTAGTGAAATTGCCCACTTCTGCTCATCCGCGTTAGCATTGCTAACGCGGATGAACGACAAACCCTGCTCTGCGCTAACCCACATTTTGTGAGTCACTCACATTTAGACGTTGGTGTAGGTGTACTTCAGAACGCCGCGCGGCTGAAGGATGGCAAAAGCGAAATACTGCCAGATGGCGAACACGATTGACTGCGGGCCATTCCGCTCCGTCAGACGAAATTCAAGTACAGTGGACTTGAATTGGCGCGCATCATTCTTACGAGCAATGAACCCAAAAAGCTGATTGGTAATAGCCCATGCCGGCTCAACAAGGGTTCCGCCGATGATGCCCTGCTGATAACCAACGCCGCTAAATTGCCCAACGGAATTGATCGGATTGATGAACGGCATAATTGGACGGCCCGTTGTATCCTCACCTGCAACGAGGTTAGCCCAATCATTAGTGCTAGTGAACACGCCCTCTGCTGGCATAAGGCGAGTGACTGCGTAGAAATCTGCAAGCGCACCATTCAGACCACGCACTAGATCGCGCCCGCTCTGCGAAGCGCCAGTACCAGCGGTATCTGCAATTGTGTACTTGTTCGCAAGCGCAGCCAGCACAGTGTAAATTGCGCGATCAACGTCGCGCATCAAAAGCTCACGAAGCTCCGTGCTGATAATTACATCGGTTCCGGGGTTCGCGCCATCAATAACCTGACGCGAGACAATTGCCTCACCGCCAGCAGCAACCGGAGTAATCGTCAGCGGCGCCGTAGTCATATCAATGCTAGGCAGCGGAACATTCTCCGCAGACTGAACCCCGGTATCACCCGTCACCGTTCCAAACGTAGGAACAGTAATCGGGTTGGAGTTAGAAATTGGCGTGGTCGCAAAGAACCTCGAAAGCGGACCCGCATATGCCAGATCGGGCACATAAAGGTCCGGCATATTCTGCGTCGGATATGCGCCCGCAAGCTCACTTGACTCAATCGAGCGCGCTTCAATCTGCGCAGCCAGATCGTAAACAAGCTGCTTGTGGCGACTCATACGCTCGCCAGCTTCGGTATTGCCCTTTGACATAGCAACTAGATCGGCGAAAAACGACTTTCCAGTATGCGGGCCATAGACAGACTCACTGCGAGTAACAACAGCAGCAGAGCCACTGCGACTAGGAATTGCGCTTCTCTCGACATCCCTACGCTGCGCCTCTGCCCGCGCGCTTGCAATAAGGCTATCGACGTTAGTAATACGCTGTTCCAGCGTAGCAACCTCTGACTGCTCGCTATCGTCTAGCGAGCGATCCTCTGTTTCCGCAAGGCTACGAATTGCGGCAATCTGCGATGTAATGGTTGAACGCCGCTCAACCAACGCGGACTCCGTAAGCACCGCCACTGGACCCCTCCGATTTTGTGAGTGACTCACATTTCTCAACGCTACCGTAGCCTCGCGGTAGGCTGGCGCATATGATCCTGCGATCGCTGCCAATCGCACGCCATCGTAATATTCAACGACGTTTGCCTTACGTCGCATCTTACCCGGTACAAATTCAATGCTCACACCATTCAGACCGCTCTGAATTTGCGAGCGAGATTGCACAACTTCTGGAACGTCTAGGAATTCCCCGCTAAACCACAATCCCTCCGATCGTTCCTCCAATCGAGTGACTGTGCCAATAGGAACGCCGCCATCCATACCGTGACGATTGAGGTATGCAATGCGCGCACCGCTATTGATTTCGCGGGCAGCATCCCTAAACGCACCGGGAACAAATCGTTCCTTGCCGTGCGGAACATCAATGACCACATTGAACGGGACAGCCAACCCGTCGAAACGGGCTGGCTCCCCTTCAATTGCAGCCGCACGGACAGCAATCTGCCCCTGCGTTGTAGTTTTCACCGACCTGACTGCGACTCTCGCTGGCGGCGTTCCTTCTCAATGCGCCGCTGCTCTGCAAGCTCATTCTGCTCATTCGTCTGCTTTCGACTGTCATCCGCGACAACAGCTTCATCATCGCCGCCGCCAACAGTCTTAGGCTCGCCAATCATATCCTCATTGACATTCTCCGCACCTTCGGTGCGCTCTCGCTCCGCTCGCGCAGCAAACTCCGCGTCGGTTTCGTCAGGCTGCTTATTCCGTGAGTCCACTGCAAAACCCCACTTCACTTCTTTTGATGTTTCCACATCAAGAGGATTGCGCGGTTCCTGAATTCCAAGCGCCTCATCCTCTGCGCGCATGATCGCTGTCACCTTCCTAGACAGCGGCCAATCGCGCGGAGTCTGCTGAATTTCCTCTGCCGTCGGCATCGGAACCCCGTTCGCCGTTACCTGCCGTTCCTGCGTCATCCGCTGGCTCCCTAACTGCATTCTGCGCGCCTTCAATAGCGGCAGTTTCCATTGCATCAATTCCGTCCGAAGGTGACAAACCTTCCTCTGTCCGAACCTCGCTAGGCAGCATCCATGCTTTCATGCCAGTAGCAATTTGCCACGAACGGAAACGAGACTCTTGCGCGGCTCGCGTAAGGCGAGTCATATCAATTAGCATGAAACGATCATCTGGCAACAGGTCGCTAATCACATCCTGAATTGGATCAACAAACCCGGAGAGGGTAAACCTCTCTAGGGATAGCGCCTCATCCTGAACATTAGAGTAAGTCTTTGACGTGCCAGTTGGCGACACGTTTAGATACTGCGAGTTGACCCCAAACAGATTAGCAACCTCGATGATAATTTCACGCCGCGCCTCAATAGCAACAGCGTTGCTAATATCTGCGCCCCACGGCTTAGCCTCTGCGCCCTTACCTAGAACAGCAGGATAGTCAGGACCACGCGAGCGACGATCGCGCCAACGCGCACCAATATCGTCAGCCTGCGTTGCATTCAATTCCTGCTCTGTAGTGATGACTGTGGTTGGCGAACCTCCCGCTTGCCAGTATCTACTGGCATAGGTGTCAGACGCAAACGCAGTCATCATTGAATTCCGCGCCATCTGTAGAATGCCGATTAGATGGTACGGAACACCGGGCCAAAATGCAGAGCGAACCGGAATGATAAACTCCGCACTAATTTCCTCCCCACCTAGCAGATACTTCGTTGGAGGGAAAATGCCATACGGGTCCGAATACCCTGCCGGCGCAAGCAACTGACGCGGAAGCGGAATTAGAGAGCCGGGGATACCTTCATCATCAACGCCACCCGTCAGATACAGATAGCTAATATCGTCCAGCGCCATTGACGCAACCACGCGCCATACCCATTCGCGCCGCGTCATAATTGCAGACGGGCGCCTAACGATGGTAGTCAGCGGTTCAATCCGCTCGCGCGGGCTATCCGTCCACTCCGTCCAACGCTGTCCCGCAATGGCGTTAGCAATTAGCGTAACGCACCTACGAACCGCACTAATCCCCACTGCCTCAACAACCGTCAACGGATAAGCCATTGACGTTTGGTAATAGGAAGCGGGGATGCCCAACACCGCGGGGGATGGCGGTGTTGGAGCAGCCCCGCCCTTGATAACGATAGCGGCTCGACTCTTTTTCCCCATACCTAAAGAATACCATCCCCCTGCAAGTGTGAGTCACTCACATACTAGATGAACACTTGCACCGGCAATACTGCCTTGTCTGCGTATGCGACAGCTAGCGTTGATGCAATTACAGAGGTTACAGGGTTCGGCGTTATCATCCAACGCCAACCTCCGTCAACCCCAACAAACCTCCGCTGCGCAACCAATATCTCACTATCTAGGAACGGGTCATCATGCGCGACTCGCTTACTCGCTACCGCTTCTGCGAAATCGTGACACGCTTGCACGATACGCGGAATAGGAACAGACTCCATAGGCATTGCGCGCTCAATACCGAACCTCTGTAGCGCCGGCAACAGCGCAGATGATTGCGGATAAACGATATGCTCAACCTGAACCTTCTCCGCAATCTTGATGATTTCGCGCAGGAAATCATCTGCGGATAGAGGCACACCGGGCCTGCCTTTCAAGTGCCTATGAACCTCAACGCCAACCCTGCCATCCTCACGCATAGCAGCTACCATGATCGTGCCTTCCGACCATGCAGATTGAACGTCAACGCCGATTGTGTATTTCCCAACGACAGTATCTAGCGGAGCTTCAACTCTACATGCGCCCCACTGCGCAGCAGTAAATGGCGCATCAACCCTCTCATCATGCCAGCGATTTAGCCTCTCACGGACCCATGAACCACGCGGTAGGATAGCGTATTCATTCTCAATAGACTTCCTCGAAAGCCTGCCATCCATCAATGCAGGGTTAGCCTTCTGTAATTGGTCCCAATCCAACCCCACATCATCATGGTCCGCACGCCACCATAGCCCAATAAATGACGGGTCATGCTGCTCTGCGTTTGTTGACTGTCGATACAGTCGATCAAACATTGCGCGCAAGACAATGCTATCGCTGAACCCTGCGGTACTTGTCATCAACATCTGTGAATTAGGAACAGCGGACAGCGCCGGCGACAGCACTTCATACATCCCGAAATCTGTCTGCGTTAGCACTTCGTCGAATGCAATTAGACCCGGCGAATGACCACGCGAGCTACCAGCCTGACGCGAAGCAACATCAATTTGCACACCATTGAATTCGATGCCAGCATTCATCGTCGATCTAGCGCGGTTCACACCGCGTCTAGCAGCCTTATTTTCCAACGTAGTATGCGACTCTAAATCGCGCCGGATGAATTCATACGGAATGCGAGCCTGCCTAGCATCATGCGCAGCTAGCAGAATGAACGTCCAAAACTTGAACGTGTCATGCTTGTACCCTTCGTCCAGCATCCATCCAGCGATCGAGCGAACGATAACGCTTTTCCCATTCTGCCTACCGACAGATACAAGTGCAATCTTCGCCAGCAAATTACCGTCGGCATCATGCTCTAGGATGCGCTCTAACGCATACTGCTGCCACGGACCATGCTCAATACCTAGCCTACGCTTCGCCCAACGGGTAATCAAATAGCCATAGCTATTGACTGCAAGTGGCGAGCGCGGCGATTGCAGATCAGGATAAACAAGTTGAGCTATAGCCATTCGTGCGACCCCTCAACTCTGGATTTTAGAGTCAATGTCAAGGGTCCGGGCTTCGCCCCCTTCGGCCCTTGACATTGACAAATCCGTAGAGTTGGAGGGGTCCCCCGGAATGAGGTCGGCCCGTTCAATATGTGAGTCACTCACATCTGCAACAGCAGCTTTGGGAACAACAGTCCAACCATTACCGAATGACTCTATCGCTGCGCGAATATCAATCAGATCGTATCCCCACAGATACGCAGTAATGCGACGCACCGCCTCTGCGTTAGGCTCGCGCTCCATCAATTACCCTCCGTATGCGTAAACTCTGACGGGCTAGAATGCCCCCTGCTGATTTCAGGGTACTAGGGTATGGCTTCCAGATTTGCTTCGGACTCCGTTCGTTTTAGAGCCTCTGGGGGCATCCTAGACGGACGGCCCGCGCCGCTTGCTCATCGCGGCTCGCGCAAATGGAGAGGCTTCGTCATCGGAGTTTTCAATAC